GTTTCTTTTTAGAATACTTATCAAGACCACCTACGGCAGAGATATTTTTTGAAGACGTTCTAATGGCATTAGTTTTTTATGGAATGCCAATACTTGCAGAGAATAACAAACCTAGATTACTTTATTACCTTAGAAGAAGAGGTTATAGAGGGTTTAGTATGAATAGACCGGATAAAGTTTGGAATAAATTATCCGTAGCAGAAAAAGAAGTTGGTGGTATACCAAATTCAAGTGAAGATATAAAGCAAGCACATGCCGCGGCTATTGAAATGTATATTCAAGATCACGTAGGCATGAAGCAAGATGGAACATTTGGAGATTTATATTTTAACGCTCTATTAAATGATTGGGCAAAATTTGATATAAATAAAAGAACAAAGTTTGATGCAACAATAAGTAGTGGGTTGGCTGTAATGGCTAACAATAGACACTTATATGCTCCAAATGTAAAAATAGAAAAACCTAAATTAAACATACATATATCTAGATATAAAAATACTGGAGATGTATCAAAAATAATCAAATAATAAATATGGCAGAGTCTGTTGTAATAAATTATTTCCCGAGTCAAACTGTTAGTGACACTGAAAAAATTACTGAAGAGTATGGTTTAAAAATAGCAAAAGCTATAGAGTCAGAATGGTTTAATGATGATAGGAACAATAGTAGATATAGAAATAATTATAATAATTTTCATAATCTAAGACTGTATGCAAGAGGTGAACAGTCTATACAAAAATATAAGGATGAGTTATCTATAAACGGTGATTTGTCCTATCTTAATTTAGATTGGACGCCTGTTCCAATTATTCCTAAATTTGTAGATATAGTAGTTAATGGTATTGCTGAAAGAACTTATGATATAAAAGCATTTTCTCAAGATCAATATGGAGTTAGTAAAAGAACGAGATACATGGAGTCTATATTAGCTGACATGAGAGTAAAAAGTTTTGATACATTTGTTAAACAAACATTTGGGTTTACCTTAAATGAAAATGACCCAGAAAAGTTGCCTGATTCAGAAGAAGAATTAGGATTACATATGCAACTTAATTACAAACAAGCTGTTGAACTAGCTGAAGAACAAGCTTTAAACGTTCTTTTTGAAGGTAATAATTACGAATTAATTAAAAAACGATTTTATTATGATTTAACAGTTCTTGGTATTGGCGCTGTTAAAACTTCTTTTAATACTTCTGAAGGTGTTACTATAGATTATGTTGATCCAGCTAATCTAGTTTACTCCTATACTGACTCTCCTTATTTTGATGATATATATTACGTTGGAGAAGTTAAATCTATCCCAGTAAATGAATTAGTTAAACAATTTCCTCAATTAACACAAAGCGATCTTGAAGATATAACTAAAAATAAATCTTTTCATAGAAATAACAACCACAATAGATACTCTACAGACAAAGAAGATAATAATAAGATTCAAGTATTATACTTTAATTATAAAACCTATATGAATGAGGTTTATAAAGTAAAAGAAACTGGAAGCGGTGCTGATAAAATTATACCTAAAGATGACACTTTCAACCCACCAAAAGATAAAGAAGGTGGTTATTCAAAATTGTCAAAATCAGTAGAAGTTTTATATGATGGAGCTTTGATTTTAGGTACTAATAAATTATTAAAATGGGAAATGTCAAAAAACATGATACGTCCTAAAAGTAATTTCACTAAAGTTAAAATGAATTACTCTATAGTAGCACCAAGAGTATATAATGGTAAAATAGATTCTTTAGTAAAACGTATCACTGGTTTTGCTGATATGATTCAATTAACACACCTAAAGTTACAACAAGTAATGTCACGTATGGTTCCAGATGGTGTTTATATGGACGCAGATGGTTTAGCGGAGGTTGATCTAGGTAATGGTACTAATTATAACCCACAAGAAGCGTTAAACATGTTCTTCCAAACAGGCTCTGTTATTGGTAGATCATTTACTCAAGACGGAGACATAAACCCAGGCAAAGTACCTATTCAAGAAATAACAAGTGGTAGTGGTGGTAACAAAATGCAAGCTTTAATTGGTACATATAATTATTATTTACAAATGATAAGAGACGTGACCGGGTTAAACGAAGCTAGAGATGGTAGCATGCCAGATAAGAACGCTTTAGTTGGTGTTCAAAAACTAGCTGCAGCAAATAGTAATACTGCAACACGTCATATTTTACAAGCTGGTTTATTTTTAACATCAGAAACAGCAGAGTGTTTATCTCTTAGAATATCTGATATTATAGAATATTCTCCAACAAAAGATGCTTTTATACAAGCTATTGGTGCTCATAATGTAGCAACGTTAGAAGAAATGAAAGAATTACATCTTTATGATTTTGGTATTTTTATAGAACTACAACCAGATGAAGAAGAGAAAGCTATGTTAGAAAATAATATCCAAATGGCTTTACAACAGCAAAATATAGAGCTTGAAGATGCTATTGATCTTAGAGAAATTAAAAATGTTAAACTAGCTAATCAGCTTCTTAAAATACGTAGAAGAAAAAAAGAAGAAAAAGATAGAAGATTACAATTAGAAAATATACAAGCCCAAACACAATCTAACGCTCAAGCAGCTCAAATAGCAGCTCAAACTGAAGTGCAAAAAAATCAAGTATTAACACAAAGTAAAGCTCAGCTAGAGCAATTGCAAGCTCAATTAGACGCTCAAAAAATGCAACAAGAAGTTCAATACAAAAAAGAATTGATGCAGTTAGAATTTCAAATGAATATGCAATTGAAAAACTTAGAGGTTGAGGGTATGAAAAATAGAGAAAAAGAAAAGGAGGATAGAAAAGACGAAAGAACAAAAATTCAAGCCTCTCAACAAAGCGAGATGATTGAACAAAGAAAAAGCGGAAAACCACCTAAAAACTTTGAGTCCGCAGGTAATGATATACTAGGTGGCGGATTTGATTTAGGTGCGTTTGAACCTAAGTAAAAATTATTAATTATTATTATATTATATTATGGAAGAAAAACTAGAAGAAGTAGTTGAACAGACTACAACAAATAACCAACAAGATCCAGGTGATGAAAACGTGGTAAAAGTTGATGAAAGTAAATTTGAAT